CGTCGTCTAGTACCTCGACCTTTTTAAGAGTATCTAAAAACTCGGCTCCAAACATTGGTACGGTTTCGCCGGATGTACGTAAGCACTCCCACGCTAACCAATATACGTCGCTCTGTTTCTCGTCATCTCTAAAGGCTTTGTGAAAACCTTTTTTTGCGTATAACTCAAAGGCGTACTCAATTCGAGGCGAGATTTGATGCTCGCTAACCTCGCCCGTAGCCCTTGTGATTTTGAGTCGTGCCATTTGTTGCCCCTTTGTTAGTTAGTTATGGTGCGGTAGTAATTACGATAGGTGAGTTACACGTAAACGTGATGCTCTGAGTACCAATATCTCCGACGGCTCCGTTAATATCTGTAGTGTTATTAACTAGGATAGTCGTAGCATATTGAGGGTTAGTAGCTGAGGTAGTCGCGCTAGTTTGCTTTAGCGTGATAGGCACGGTAGTGCCCCACGCCGCTTGTAGAGTAGCGTTTACGTTTGCCGCTGCGGTATCGCTCAAAAAGTCTAAAGAGATCGTGCTTGTCTCTAAGCCTTTCGTAAATTTTCTCGAGCTATCGCCCATAGCGGTAACTTCGAGCTCCTCAAATACGCGGTTAATTGTCGCGCTTGTAACATGGTCAGAGAGTGCAACCGAGTTAAGGGTTACGACTACTCCATTTGATAGAAATACGGCCATCGCCTATTCCTCGCTTTTCTCTGTAGTAGGTGTGTTTGTTTTTGTTTCTTTTTTTGGCGCTTCGGTAATCTGCCCTATCTTGATAAGAAAGGCGATATCTTCATCGGTTAGGCTCATGCTTAACTCCACTCGGTTAGTATTGAGATAGTAATGTCTGTAGTTAGTAAATCGCCACTTTGCACCGTTAAAACGCTCGGAGCACTTACCGCGCCGATATTCATAACGATTGGCGATGCAGCTAACTTTTGGAATACGGCGCAAACCATCGACTCGATACCTTGTAGGTTGCCTTGATTGTCGTACATAGGCACATTACAAATAATACGAAAAGATGCCATCGGCGAGATATTGGCATAGTCGTTATTAGTCGGTGTTATGTATGGATCTGCCGGCGACACGATTACGCTATTAGCCGTGATAGTTGCAGGCGGATACGCGTAGGTATTCCATACGTTAGCGTTAGCAAGGGCCGCAGCTAGTGAGGCTCTTAAAGTAGTAATAGGTGCCGGCATTATCCGACCATCGCATTAGGGCTCATATATCCGGCAATAAGTCCGCGGATCTTACCGATCATAGAGTTACCCATACGGTAAGGGCTAGGGCTAAAACCATCGATCGATACGCCGCCGGTTTGGCTGACCTGCCGGGCCTGCCAGATATCGACGGCCAAAATCATTGAGGCCTCACGCACGGCCGGAGTAGTCGCGTAGGTGTTTGTCTTAAGATCTGCTCCTACGGCTGATCCATATGGCAATACTCTAAAAAAGTTTACATCGCTTGCCGTCTTGGCATATTGGATAAAACTATAACCATTAGGCCAATTAAACGCATAATTATTAAATGCTATTGATGGTAATTGAGTAGTCGTACCGGCCGTCCACGGGATAGTGCCGGTAATTGTGTAGGTGCCGTTAAAGGTTGCACCGCATCCGCTTACGGTCACGCTTTGCCCGGTACTAAATATTGCCGGGTTAGCAACCATTAAAGTAACGATATTAGTTTGTAAACTAGCTCCTACGATTGGCGCAGAGTCAAACCATAAAAATTGGTTAATGAGATCCTGCGCGGTTTGGCAGACCTCCTCAACGGTATTAGATGAGTATAAATTTTCGATACCGAGATTAGCGCGTAACTCGGCCTCGGTTACATACGTTGCAGGCATTTTATACTCCTCACTTAAAAAGGGCCGGTAGGGCTCAAAGGGCTAAGAGCCCTACCGACTATTAGTTTTTTTGCTTAGTTAAGATTAAACTTAACGATACCCTTAGGCATTTTCGCAATAGTGGCCATGTAACCATAAATGGCTACCTGTACCTGTAGGTTTGATACTACGTTTACTGACATATATGCCGTAGGTGATTGGTAAACCGTAAATGCTTCCGGTGCCAAAATAACCGCAGAGTCATCGATAGTAGTAGTAGCGGTAAAGTTTTTATCTACATAGAGATCGAGTCCGAGTACGTTGCCTCGAATTGATCCCGGTTGCACTAAGCCGCCTGCGTTCATTGGCTGAGATGCTGAGTAAATTGGTCGCCCGGTAGTATCTGTAGCGCCCATAAGTAGCTGCCATTGTGATCCGTTGGCGATGTAGTTATTAGCAAAGTAACCCGTAGCCTCGTAAACCTTACGAGCTGAGTCTGAGGCAAACTCAATAATACCGGCTGAGTCTGCATCGCATCCTGAGCTATATTGACCTGCCGCGATTAGTGCGTTTAGTACTGTCGTATCGAGAGTCTTCAGATACGCGTTTTGTAGCTGATTTGTTAGCTCTGCATAGAAATTAGGATCTGAGCGCTCTAACAATTCTACGCTGATCGTATTCATGCCTGCGTACTTAGATACGGTACCGGTTAGGTAAGCCGTCTCCATCCCGGTATTTTGTACCGCTCCGGCTTCGGCCTCTACCGTTACGACAGGTGCTACGCCTGTACCGCCACCGGCTGAGGTAACGAGTGAAGGCACGTTGATCGTCATACCGTTAGTAGGCAAAACTCCACGTGAGCAAGCATCGATAGCAGGTGTACCAAAACGAGTATTCGTTGGGAATTCCGCTAGGTACTGAGTAGGTGAAAATGCAGGGTTTGTAGCAAAGCTATCATCGGCTGCGGTTACGTAAAGCTTTGAGTCGTCATTACCTAGAGCTGCCTTAATCTTGTGCTCTGTATAAGCGCCCATAGATGTAATAGGTGTACGTACTCGCTGAGAGTCTAGTACGGATGGTCGGATGATCTTTCGAGCGGCTTCGACTTTTTCAGCCTCTGCCGGTGCATCTACCGGAGTATCCTCCGGTGTATTTTCAGGGGCTGTAGTCACAGCTTCCTCGCTTTCAGTTTCGGTTTCGACCTCTACGATCGTCGTAGAGATAGTTGTAGTTTTTTCTTTTGTACTTGTAGCTGCCTCAAGCGCTGCTCGAGCTGCTGCAATATCAGTAACGGAGGCGCTAGAAAAGGCCGCACTCTCTACGAGGCTTACCTCTTTGAGGACCGCCGCCGTAACTAGCAGGTAATCACCCATCGGCTTAGAGGCGGTTACATCCACCCCTACGGATAAGCCGCTGACTAAATTTTCCTGCGCCAACGTAAGAGCGTCCTGTCCTCGGGTGCTCATACTTAAACGAAAGGATCCATATACGCCCTCGGTTGAGTCGCTAAAACTAATTGCGCGACCGACCGGTTTATCTGCTTGATGCTGCATTAGTAATTTAATATCGGTTGCCTCACCGTATGTAATTGAGCCGCGCTCAAACATAACCGGGCCTGCACTTGTAAAACCGATCTCGCCGTAAGGTGCAACGAGTCCGGATACGATGCGGCGCTCTGTATCTGCCGCCTGTATTTGTTGGCTAAACGTTAGTAGCACTTGTATCTCCTAGCGGTGTTAGTTGCTCCATTTGTCGGGCTTGGTTTACATCAATTAAATCTAGGTTTAACATTTTCTCGATGATATCTAAACGATCCTTAGCATCAACTCGTAAAAATGTGTCGTCTACCGCGAAACGCACTTGATTAGCTCCATTTGTCACGTCGTTCATACTGAGGCGATCCTCGATAGCCGAGATGTAAGGCTGCAACGAGTACGCGACGAATTCTTTACGACCGTCTAAAATATTTTGGTACGTCATTGAGTTATTCATGTCCGCGCTAATTAGATACGCCGGTACGTTCATCGCGCGGCTAATCTCGGTAGCTAGGTACTGAGAAAATTCAGCGTAGGCCATGTCCTTAGGTGAGAAAGATGTAGGCACATACTCGAGAGTGCTCGTTAAATATGCGGTGCTGCGATTTTGTCTAGCACTCTTAAAGGCTGCTAGTAGTCCTTGTATCTGAGACTCCGGTAAATCTGCACCATTATTTTTTAAGATACCGGTAGGCATTGGTGTAGCTGCACTAATAGCCGCCGCACGTTGTACATCGTAGGCCGCTTTAATAGTTGTACTAGCACTCTGCAATACACCGGGTAGTAACGATTGGAAAGTAAGTAAAGATCCGATACCGCCCATAGGTACTTTATTACCGTCTACGAAATAATCTTGGATCTCTGTACCGTATTGATTAGTCGTATATGTAACACGATTATTAGCGACCCACTCAAAGCCGGACGGTCTGCCATCATCGGCGTACAAAGATGTAACGCGCCAATATGCAACAGAATAAAAAATCAAACTATCGACGGTTGCCGCAATAGTAACGCTGCGAGGTTGTCGAATATCCGGCTGCTCTAACCAAACAGGGGAGCCTAACTTTTCGCCGGTAGATTTTTTATATAGAGATAAATCAATAGAGCTAATAACTCCGGCGATTAAATTACGGCAACGTGCAACGCTCGAAACTTGTAAAGCAAAATTACGATCGATACCTACGCCGTTATATCCAAAATTACCGGTATTAAATGATCCATAACCGTACGTAGTATCCATTACGGCAGGTGCGTACTGAGCCTCTACTTGAGGTTTATCAGAGCTCTTAAGCCCTAGAGTTTGGAGTAATCCCATAGATGGAATTTTCTCAAATTGTCAAGCATAAAACCGATTATGCGCGGCGTGTCTTATATGTAAACCTTAGCCTCGGCCATCGGCTGATTAAGAATATGGACGATCATAGATAAGCCGATAGCGATATCTACGGGCCCTGCCGATTTACGCCGGACGATACGCCACGAGGCATCGGACTCCTTGGCGGCGCAATTAGCCATATGACTCACTAGCTCATCTTGTCCGGAGTGCACTAAACGGTTATTAGCTAAAGCTTCGTGTAAATCGCCGGAGGCTTGGTAGCCCTTTTGCCCGGATATGTCGGTGATATGTACGCCGTTAATTTCGAGGCGTTTGGCTATTGAGGCGGTCGTGTACTTGTCGTAGCAAACGGTCCGAGGGTAAAAGTCTTTACACCATTTCGCTATATGGTCTGCCATAAATAGCTCGTCGATAGATACGTCAGAGTGAAATATCTCAAGGACGGCAACACCGATACGACCGTCCGGCAATATCTGACCCATAACTAAAGACCCGTCGCGCCTGCTCGGTGCCACGTCAAAGGCGAAAATAGTAAGGGGTCCCGGTGACATTTTTAGATCCTTGTCGCCTGCATTTTCTACCGACATATGCGGCCACGGGCTTTGAGTGCTCGAGATCCATTGGCATAAGAGCTCGGTCTTTGTAGTTTCCACGGGTTGCGTTGCGACGGCCTCCTCTAAGGCCTCCTCGGTAACGGTGTAGCCGAGCGCCGGGTTAGCCATGGCCCACGCATCGCGATCGGTAATAGCTGCAAACTGAGGCGCCGAGTACTCGTAATAGCCGAAGGTCTTAGGCGGAAAACTAAGAGCCCTCTCTCGTAAGTCATTAAGCACCGTGCTAAAAGCATCGCCGGCATTTGAGGTAAGCAAGGTTTGAGCATTAGCACGGGCACGAGTTGTAGGCGTTGCAGCTCTAAAACCCTCCTCGGATATCTCTCGTACCTCATCGATGTATAAAAGATCGGCGGTACGGCCACGGCTACCGTCTCTTGTAGCTGCGACTACATCTAAGCGAGCGCCGTTTTTAAGCTCGATACTTTCGGTACCGTTAGCAAACCGTATCTGTTTAATGGCCTTGCTTAGCCCATCGTTAGCCTCGATAGCGTAGGCCACTTGCCTAAAAGTGTCTAAGGCCATCGATCTATTAGAGCTCATAATAATTACATTTTTAGAGTCGAATAAATAGAGGTGCGCGAGCATCATCATACGCGCGAGGTGAGTCTTACCCTGTTGCCTTGCACATAACACTAAATTTGTTTTCCGGATAAACATACCCTCATCATCGATAGCGGTCATGTCACGGATTACAAAATCTTGCCACGGTAAAAGGGGTAGGCCTATCGAGTCTGCAAGCTGCGCTACCTCATCGCCGCGATTTTTGCCCTCGATGTAGGGACTATGTAATCGAGGCTCAGTAGCCCCAATACGGGACGGAGTCATATGGTCCATAGTCCTACTAATCCTGCTCCGGTTGGCCCGTGCATGGACCGGCTAGGACCGTACCGGTGGTCCTCGGGGAGATATTGCTTGG